TGACCGGATCGCCAACGACCCCGCCGCTACCGAGTTGGCGATCCAACTCCTTGATCAACTCACGCTCCCTCGCGCGAGCACTGCCCTCGGGGCTGGCGTATCTGGCGAGCCGGGGGACGTGGCAGACAGCCCCGCACCTCAACCTCCTGACCCGGAAGCTGGTTGACCTCGAACAGCGCCGCATCACGCGGCTGCTGGTCGAGATGCCCCCACGCCACGGCAAGAGTTTCCTCTGTTCGCAGTACTTTCCGGCGTGGTACCTCGGACGCAACCCTGAACACCGCGTCATCCTCGCCAGCTACGGCGGTGGGTTCGCCCGAGGCTGGGGCGAACGCGCTCGCGATGCACTGGCGCTGGTCGGCAAAGAAGTGTTCGACCTCGATGTCCGTCGCCAGTTCAACCGGCCGGACGACTGGCGCATCACCGGCCACCTTGGACGCATGCAGTGCGTCGGCATGACGGGCGGCATCACGGGGCGCGGCGCGGACCTCCTCATCATTGACGACCCCATCAAGGACGCCATCGAAGCCTCGTCACAGGTCTATCGGGACCGCGCGTGGAACTGGTACAGCGCGACCGCACGCTCCCGGCTGGAGCCGGGCGGGATTGTCATCGTCATTCAGACGCGCTGGCACGAGGAAGACCTCATCGGCCGACTGCGCCAGCAGGCCAGCGTCGGCGGCGAGCAGTGGGAGAGCCTGACCCTCCCGGCGATTTGCGATGCCCCCGATGACCCACTGGGGCGGATGCCCGGCGAGGCGCTCTGGCCCTCCCGGTACAACGTCAAGAGCCTCGACGCCATCAAGTCCACGCTCCCCGGCCACTGGTGGAACGCGCTCTATCAGCAGCGCCCGACCCCGCCGGGCGGTGTGCTGGCGAAGACCGTGTGGTTCCCCATCGTCGCCAGTCTCCCCCACGGCCCGAAGCAGGCGTGCCGGTTCTGGGACATTGGCGGGAGCGAGTCACGGCCCGGATCGGACCCGGATTGGACCGTGGGAGCCAAGATGGAGCGCCACGTCGCGAGCCAGCGGTTCTACCTCACGGACATCGTGCGCGTGCAGGCCAGCAGCGGCGATGTGAACGCGCTGATTCGCCAGACCGCTGTGCGCGACGGCCCCGAGTGCCGGGTGCGCGAGGAGCAGGAGCCGGGGAGTGCTGGCCTCGCCATCATCAACATGCGGCGCAAGCACATGGCCGGGTTCAACTACCGGGGCGTGCCGAGCACCCGCGCGAAGGAATTGCGCTGGCAACCGATGCTGATTCAGGCCGAAGTCGGCGGCATCGAGTTGTTGGAGGGCGCGTGGAACGCCCAGTTCCTCGCGGAGGTGAGCATGGCCCCGCACGGCGCACACGATGACCAGTTGGACGGTGCCGCTGGCGCGTTCGGAGAACTAGCGCGAGGGTCCACGATTGCGGCTACGGACCTCCTGAAGATTGGCGGCGGGGCTGACGAGTCCCGGCAAGCCATCGAGCGCAGAATGTTCTAGGCGAGGCTGCTGGGGCTGTTTTACGCTGCCTCTGCGATGGATCCACTGGTGCCCGACGACGCCACCGACATCTCGCATCTGCCCGAGGACGAGCGCATCCGCGTGATTGGCGAGGAGGCCGAGGCGGGACACGCGGTCGGCTTCGTGGTAGACACGCCGCGTGTGGCCCGGCGGTACATCAAGAAGCTACTGGCCCGGTATCGCGTGCGCGTCATCGAGCAGGCGGCTGGCACGAAGCGCGAGGTCGTCGTGCAGGTTGGCCCGACGCTCCACTGATATGGAACCCGTGGACCCGCGCGTCAACCCCGCGATGGTGCCGACCGGATCGAAGGCGACGGTGATCGCGAAGGACCAGCCGCAGTACGTGCCCATCCCGAGTGTTATCACGCCGGACCATCGCGTGATCACGCGCTGGCGACCGACGGACGAGGAGCGGATGCGGATCCTGAAGGGCGAGGACATCTTCCTCACGATCTTCGGGACGCCGATTCGCCCGGTGCTGCTCTCGGTGGGGCCACTCGACTGGACGCAGATGTAGGTGTAAGCTCGTGTGCGAGTAGGCGACGACGGAGACGACGATGCACATCGTGCGAGCCACCCTGATCAAACTCGCGACCGACGACGGCCTCTGCACGTTCGAGGAGCGCGTCCAGTTGGGCCAGACGTATCTGGTCGATCTCGATACCATTACGCGCGGCCAGACCATGATTCATCGGCACGACAACGGCCAGTGCGAAGCGCACGTGAAGGACATCATCGACGTGGCCGGAACGCGCAACTGGTTGCCCCTCGAATGTCTCCGGCTGGAGGCGTGATGGCGAGAGATGACCACGAGATGCACCGCGAGTGGCTGACGGCGGTGGTCGATCACGGGGCGAACCTGACGCCGTGGGAGCAGCAGTTCATCGAAAGTCTCAGCGACCAGATCACGCGCGGCCACCGGCTCTCCGAGAAGCAAGTGGAGATTCTGGAGCGCATCTACGCCGAGAAAACCCCATGACGCGACAGGAACATCTCCTCACGATTGCGATTGAAGAATGCGGCGAGGTCGCGCAGCGGCTGTCGAAGATTCTGCGCTTCGGGATCACCGAAGTGCAGCCGGGCCAGACGCTGACGAACGAGGATCGCTTCTATGTGGAGTTCTGCGATCTGCGAGCGGTACTGGGGATGGCTGGCCTCGATGCGTGGCTGAACACCGAGCAGTCGAAGGCGATGGAGCAGGCCAAGGTCGCGAAGGTCACGCGCTATCTCGCGTACTCCGCCGAGCAGGGCACGCTGACCGAGGACGTGCGCTGCCCGTCCTGTCAGAGTCTTCGGCAGGAGCGCATCGCGGGACTGTGGCTCTGTCAGGTCTGCGGTCACGAGTGGGACGATGCGCAGCCCGTCATGTCCCGAGAGGAGCCAGCGTGAAGTTCCGGTTTCGGTACATCCAGCGCGGTGGGCACGTGCATGTGCGCGTCTTTCAAAGCACGTCGGGCCTCGATGGGTCGTGGGAGAAGAACGGCGATCTCGTGTTCGATGAACCTGCGTGGCGAGGGTTCTTCGGAGCGTTCAGCGCGGACACCACGGAGACGTTCTCATTCCTACCCGAGGAGCCGACGTGATCGCGGACGACCCGCGATGTGCGCATGGCACGGCGCTCGATGTCCATTGCTGCCACTGTCATTCGGGCTTCCAGTTTGACCCGGACCACGAGTGCCCGACCGAAGCCGAGTACCGGGACCAACTGGTTGAGCAGATGATCGACACAGTGAAGCTGATGATGCACGCCAAGCTGACGAGCGCCGAGGGCCGCACGAAGATGCGGAACCTCCTGTCATGGTGGCATCCGACACCGATGCCGACGGGCACGCTGAGCGAACCCAAGGACCGGAGCAAACTAACACAGTGTGTTAGTTCGACAGTTAGTTCGACAGGCGACACCACATGACGACGTGTCACTGCGGCCAGCCGTTGCACTACAGCAACCCGGAGACGCAGCGATACGTCGAGGCGCTCGTCGCGCAGCAGGGGCCGTCTGTGCCCATCTCCTGCGAGGGGCGGACGTGGCTGGTGCAGCGGCACTTCATCGCGCTCCACGGGATTCGCGGCAGCGACCTTCCGCATCTCGGGTTCCCGGAAGTGGTACATGGCTCCTAAGCCGCTGCCGTCGAACCTGACATGGGACGAAGTTGAGCAGGCCGCGAGCGTCGGTGTGCGCCGCCGCATCCATAGTCGCAAGAAGGGATTGAACGGCGCGGCAGCGGACGCCGAGGGGAACCAAGGACTCGGGGCGTGGGACATCGACATCGAAGCCGCCATCGCGGAGATGGCGGTGGCGAAGGCGACGAATCGGTACTGGTGTGGCAGCGTCGATACCTATCACAAAGGCGACGACGTGCAGTACGGCATTCAGGTACGACACGCGGTGCCGGATGCGTCGTCGCTCATCGTGCGCGTGGAGGACTCGGACGCTGCGGTCTGGGTGCTCGTCACCGGTCGAGCGCCGTCGTTCCAGCTTCGCGGCTGGTTCTTCGGTCACGAAGCGAAAAAGCAGGAGTCGTGGAAGAAAGCGCCGCACAACCGGGACGCGGCGTGGTTCGTGCCGAGCAAGGTCTTGCGGGACGCTCGCGATCTCATTCAGCGTGAAGATTGATGGACGATCTGGACACTCCCCCATCTCCGTCATCAGACGATGCGCCGCGCCTGCCCGAACTGGTGTGCGACTGCGGCGCTCGTCTGCGGTACGCGACGGCGTGGACGGCCATCCAGTGCGGGACGTGCGCAACGGTACTTCGGTTGACCATCGACCGGCGCGGCTTCGCCGTGTGGCGTGCGACTTAGACAACTCTGGGAGTGGGCGATGCCATCTTTCCGCGATCTCAAAGGCCGCGAAGTCGAGGACGTAGTCGATAGCCGCACGTTTCCGACGGCGACACAGCCCGATGCCGGAGGAGCGATGGTCGAGCGTGCGGAGATTAAGGCGGCGATGGAGAAGGCGGCGGCGAACCGGCCGCATCGTCGCGAGCGGTCAGACGGGGACCGGCTCCGGGACCGTGTGCTGGTGCTGCCCGAAGACGCGCGGTTCGTGCCCGACCCTCAGTCCCCCTTGCCCGAAGATTTTGCGTCCGGCCTTGCCGCGCTGGAGGCGACCCTTGATACCCTTGACGCGCTGGCCGACGAAGTCGCAGACGCGACCCGTCGCGCACGCGAGCAGATGGCGGCGTTGCGAGCACGGGCGCAGCAGGACGCGGACAAGGTGGCGAAGTTTTCAGCGGCCCTCAAACTTCTCCAGCAAGCCGACACGTAGGGTCTTTCTTCCTTTCCCCAGCAGGAGGCGTGATGAAGCGACTATGTGGGCTACTCGCGGTGTGCGCCGCGCTCTGTCTCTGGACAACCAATGCTGGTGCCTCTCCGATCATCGGATACACCGCGCCGGATAACACGTACCAGAACACGACCAACAACCCATGCGTGTTCTATGGTCCCGGCGGCAGCGGCTGTAATCAGGATCCGGCGAACTGGCCGACGCCCACGGGCGATACCGGCGGCGGCACCCCGTTCGTGCCGAACCCGCTGTTCAAGTCGTTCGTCGGGGCGGACCTCCTCGCGTTCTCGCAGGACGTGGGGCGGGAGTTCCTGATCGGGTTCGATGTCAACGACACCAGCACGCCGCAGACGTTGAGCGACCTGACAGTGAACTTCTTCAATCTGGGGGGCACGAACATCGGGAGCTTCTCGTTCTCCCCCGCGACCCCCGCGCCGAGTATCAGCAACGGGGTGGGATTTGCCGACTACATCATGGCGGCTGGCTGCGCAGGCGTGACCGCAGGCACGGGGTTGGCCGCGACATGTACCAACTACGCGCCGTTCATCGCGCCGGTCGGCACGCGTCGGATCGACTTCACGTTCGGGTTGACGGGTTTCAACGATGGGCAAGACAAAATCTTCCTGATCAGCGACAGCCCGACGGGAACGCCGACGCAGTTCTGCACCGTGGACCCGTGCGACGATGTGCCTCCCGCAGCGGTGCCGGAACCGGCGTCACTGATTCTGCTGGGCAGCGGCCTTGCCGGGATCGCGGCAAAGATTCGCAGCCGACGACGGGCGCAGGCGTAACATACATACGACCTCAAAGGGGCACCATGTGGTGTTCCCTTTGAGTTACTTTGACGACGGAGACGACGACGATGGAACCACTGGACGACCTCGAACCCATCAAGCGCCTGAATCGCGACCTCAAGAAGGCCGCTGCCACGCTCACGGCCACGGAGGCTCGCTTCCTCGTAGACGCGTACTACCAGATGCAACGCGACCGCATTCGCGCGGCGCATCAGGCACGCACGCTGGAGGAGGCTGGCGAGCCGAACCAGTTACTCGGCTGGCTGTTCGATAACACGGCGGTGCTGGAGCGCAACATCAAGAGCGCCCTCGGCACGTACAGCCAGAACAACCCGGTCGGCAAGTGGGCGGAGAGCATCATCGGGATCGGCCCGGTCATCAGCGCAGGCTTGCTCGCGCACATCGACATCACGAAGGCTCCGACGGTGGGGCACATCTGGCGCTTCGCTGGACTCGACCCCACGGTGGTGTGGAAGGAAGGCCAGAAGCGGCCGTGGAACGGCGCGTTGAAGCGCCTCTGCTGGATCATCGGGGAGAGCTTCACGAAGCAGCAGGCGCACAAGGACGACTTTTACGGCAAGATTTACGTCCAGCGCAAGGCGCAGGAAGAAGCGAAGAACGCGAATCACGACTTCTCCGAGCAGGCCGCGAAGGCGCTGACGACGAAGAACTGGAAGCGCGACACGCAGACCAAGGCCGCGTACGAGCAGGGCTTGCTGCCGCAGGCACGCATCCATCTCCGCGCCCAGCGGTACGCCGTGAAGTTGTTCCTCTCGCACTTCCACGAGGTCGCGCATCGACACCACTTTGGTGTGCGCCCGGTCAAACCGTACGTCATTGAGCATCTCGGTCATGCCCATTTCATCCAAGTTCCCAACTACCCTTGGGCTGACGAAGGTTAGGCCGGTCGTCGGGTTCGACGGCTACGCGGTGGGCGAGGACGGCAGCGTCTGGTCATGTCGAAAGCAAGGCTGTCAGGCCGGACTCACCGACGAGTGGAAACCGTTGCGTCCGGGATTCACGTACGGCTATCCCGTCGTGAACCTTGCGACCGGCGATGGTCGCTATCGGATGCGACGAGTGAACCGGTTGGTACTGGAAGCCTTCGTCGGCCCGTGCCCGACCGGGAAGGAGTGCTGTCACGATGACGGCAATCGCGGGAACAACGCGCTGGGTAATCTGCGGTGGGGCACCAAACTCGATAACAGCGCCGACCGCAAGCGCCACGGGACCGACAAGCAGTTCGACAAGCGGAAGCTGTCGAGCGTGGACGCCGCGCAGATTCGCGCACTGCGAAGCGAGGGCTGGTCGTGGAGTCGTCTCGCGACGAAGTTCGGCGTCACGATTCGACCCATCCGAGCGATTGTCGCCGGGGAAACGTACACGTAGCCAGCGCAGAGCGAGCCGAGCATCAAAGTGTCACGCTGTGACACTTTGATCGCAGAACGAGCGAGCCGTATCCTACGAAGTCCCGGTTGTGTCGAGCGAGCCAGCACGACTGAGCGTACCGAGGGAAGTAAGCGAGCCGTTGTTGATGAGCGCACCGACGTTTTCGAGCGAACCGTCTCGCAGGAGCGTACCGGCAGATTGAGTGAGCCAGCTTGTTAGAAAGCACCGATTCATGTGAGCGAGCCAGCCCTGCCGAGCGCACCGAAGGACAAGAGCGAGCCAGCATGGCTGAGGGTAACTGGAATGGAGAGCGAGCCACGTAGCTAGAGTGTACCGAGATGGTCGAGCGAGCCATCGGTCACGAGTGAACCGTTGCACCGGAGCGAGCCGCTTCAAATCAGCGCACCGTCGAGAGTGAGCGAGCCAAGTCGAGAGGCCGTACCGTTGACAGAGAGCGAGCCGCCCCTTACGAGCGGACCGTGGTGGAGTAGCGAGCCGTTGATCCGAAGTGAACCAAGAGAGTGGAGCGAGTCCTTACACCTGTAGAGGACCGTGAGGTTGCGAGCGAGCCGCGTTCTCATAGCGAACTGTTGACGGAGAGCGAGCCAGTACACCGGAGAGAACCGTTGATGTGGAGCGAGCCGCGAGGTGGTCGCGCACCGTACTACGCGAGCGAGTCGAGGGAACGAAGCGTGCCGTGCATGGTGAACGAACCGTTGATGACTAGAGTGCCGAAGCTACCGAGTAGCCATCACTAGAGATCGTAACGAAGCTGACAAGCGAGCCGAGGAGAGCCATGACCGAATCGAACATCGAAGACACCGAGCACATGCCGCAGACGCCCGATCACTCGTGGGTCGTGGTGGGCTTCTCGGGTGAACCGCAGGGCAAGCTCTGGCTGGAGCAGAACACGCCGGAGTCGATCCTGTCCTTCCTCACAGAAGTGGCGAAGCGACTGGCGGCGGAGGACGAGCACTGGGGCTACGTGCAATCCGAGGGCATGGAACGCGCGGCGGTGATGCTGCCGAACCACCAGCGCGTCTCGGCCGACACGGTGATGTACGACACGACGCATCAGGCGGTCCACATCATCAAGAACGCACTGGAGCACGGCAAGGACGCCTCGCCGCACTGGGTGCTGCTGCCCGGCGTAGCGGATCGCCAGTGGTATCCGACGGCCCCCGAGGGCGACGGCCTGTAAGCTGGTCGTCAGCCTGAAAGGTAGAGGGGACCGAGGCGTTAGAGCGAAGCC